CGGCGGTCGTTCTTGCTGTCTGTCCGGCGGCGGCTCCGCCGTCTGCCGAACAGCAGAACGGCGGCAATCCCGCCCGCCAGCCCCGCGGCAATGCTGATCAGGTATTGCATATTCCGCGCCGCCTTTCACAAAAAGTCGTGTTCGACCAACCTGTCATCATACACGCGTTTGATGTTTGCGACGGCGTGCGTCGCCCGGTTGTTCTTGTAGTCCGGGTGTTCCTCGCAGTATCGTTCGTAACTGTCAATCTCGCTCAATGCTTCGATGAACTCTTCCCGCGTGTGCGGAATATCCCGCAACAGTTCGTTGTTGAACCGCAGGATTGCGGCCCGGTGCATATCTGCGTTTCGCGCGTCGTCTGTCCTGATATGGTCATCAAGGGTTTTTCTGGTTTCGTCCAGCTTTTCGATCACGTCGCCGTTGACGCACTTCCCGATTGCCTTTCCGATTTTTGACCACGGGTTGATCTTAATGGGGGCAATCTCGATCAGGGTCAAAGCGACAAGCAGAACGCCGACGGCACCACCCCCGGAAAATAAGTCGTTCAATGTCACGTCTGTTTCCCTCCGTGTAG